GACCTGATACCTACCACGTGAATAGATGGCCATTTGTAGCCAAGCTCAGTGAACTGCTCTTTAAGCTCTTGTATTGTTGGTGCTTTCATTTTTTCTTAATTCTTTATCTCGTTTATTTAGGTAGACCTTAAGCTTACGCTCATAGTCTTTTCTCGTTTGCTGCTCCTTTGTTAGCTTCATTCTTAGTTAGTAAAGTCTCGCACATTAAATCTGCTCCATGGACTTTCCATATTATTCATACTTCTACTAAATGCTACTTGACTCTGCCTATTTACTACACGTAGCGGTGTCTTTTCAGGGCTTGTGTTAGTGCTGTATTCGGGATAGCTGCCGCTATTAGCACAAAGGTAATCTACTAACATCTGAGTATAGTAGTTAGCATTCTCACGTGCCATATCTCTTAGAGCTGATAGCTCACCTTGAGTAATAGCTGTAGTGTTCTCAGATTGACGAGTAACTAAGTTACCGTTATCATGCTTATACATCAGCATTGGATAAAGCTCTACCATAGTCCACCACGCTGTAGGCTTAACGATATACTCATTTAATAGAGTCTCATAAACGCCAGCTAAAGTGTTATTCTCAATATCATCTTTAATCTTGTTAGTTAGATTAGTGCCTAACCAAAGAGTGATGTACTTATCTTGAGCTAAGTATATTGCAGGCCTAATTAAGTTAGTGTCTACAGCCTCATTTAGCTGAGTATATTTCTTTAAAAATTCCTCGTTAATGAATAATATTTCGGGTGCTATTGCCATGGTTGTTTAGTGTTTAATTTGTTCCGGGGTATCTGCCATTATTTGGCAAGTCATAAGTAGTAGTATTAGCTGTAGCAAATCCTTTAGCTATATCTTTTAAAGGCATCCCTGCACGTATTGCTTTAGATACTGAGATTTCATCAGATGACTCTAAGCCATTATCTTTTACGAATCTTCCCTTCTCTCTCTTTCTAAAATAAACTCTGCGCTCGAAAAAATGTTTACAGTTTACTCCGCCCTTAAATAACCAAACCGAAAACGTATTGCCATTGTGGCCCATGTTAGGATTAAGAGTATTTGTATCAGGCTCCATGGCTTGCAAATCTTCGTAACGATATACATACCCATTACGTGCAGCGCTTACCATTTGTCTGCAGAACTTTCTGCTATCAGCGCTTAGATTCTTTGAGTATGCATATCTGATTTTATACAGGCCGCTATCCATTTCAGATGGCTTATCAGGATCAGAGTAACTTCTAACTGATGCAAGATTAACCGGCTCAGCTTCTATAAGTTCCCATTCTTCCTCGTCTACTATCTCGCCCTTATCTTCTAAGAATTCACACCACCAATTCTCATCCTCATCGGTAAAGATTGGAGGCTTCTCTTGTGGATCGGATGCAAGCTCAGTAGCATATCTCTCTACTATTCTTTTTGCGTAATCTCTGCCAGCATCGCCACCCCATAACTGCCATGCTATTCTGCCTGCAGATGGATAGCCTTGCTCACCTACTTCAAATCCTTCCGCTTCCTTATCTACTTCGTGGCGGCTAAAATAACTATTCATGCGCTGTATAGTATCAAAGCTTAAGTTGCGCATATTGCTAATATCTCTTGCTCTTGCTACTCCTACCTCAGTGCCTCCTCTGCCAAACTCCTCTCTCATATCTAAACCTCTCTGAGCCTCTTGGGCCATTTCTTTAGTAGGCTCAAATGATTCAGGTATAGCTAAATTAATCTTTTTTTTTTCAGCGTTAAGCTGAGTTGTTGCAGATTGTGCAACAGTTGGTAATGCAGCTACTTCATCCCCGAAAATATCATTAGACTCAATATAAATATCAGCCACAATGCCCATACCTCTAAATATATCCTCAAGTGATTCCGTTACAATTTGTTGGTACGGCTCAATGATATTCTTATTAAAAATTCTATAAGCTTGTTTCATCTCATCAGCGTTACTGCCTAATCCTCCTGCATCTCTAATACCAAATAATAGAGGTGAGGTAACTCTGTGAGCTCCTAATATATTCTCTCTTGACTGCGTGCTTAACTCTTGCCATTGCTTATCCGCATCAGTCATATTTACAATGTCTAAACGTGGTGCTCTATCTGCAGATTCGTTAAATGTAAATACTACTTTACCTGCTTTTTTAGCACCTACCATAGTCTCCCAATTTCTGCGGATAGCTAACTGCTCCTCAGGATCAGGAATACCATTGTTAAAGTGCAGCATGTAAGAAGGTGCCATACCATTACTTAAGAAAGCTCTATAAAATTCGCTTATCTCTCTTGTAATTTCTATGTAATTGATAGCAGAATAGTAATCAGGCTTAGGATAGTATGCAGAGCCGGGTGTCATCACTCCAATAAATAGCACCTGAGAAGGCTCATCTGCTTTTGAAGTTGGATTATACATCGGGATAAACGTAGGGATATTCTTCTTCTTACGCATATCATTCCAATCTTTAGAATAATAAATGCCAGGTATAACATCTTCATCATTAGCAACGGCAAGACGGCAATTCTCATAAGGCAAATGATTAATCTTTGCTACAGTTGTTCTATCTACACTCCAAATTATCTCTAAGTAGTAGCCACCTTGCATCTTAGCATCAAGCGTTACAGCCCTTCTAATGGTGTTTAATTTCAATCTATCTATCTCACGCTGAGCTGCAGGATTAGAGCTCTTAAACTCCTTCCCTGCAATCATGAAAGCTATGCTCATAGTTAGTGCAGAGTGCACCGGTGAGCTGTAGTATAAATCTATTAAGTAATTAGGAAATGAGTTAGCCTCACCTAATGTTACCCATCCCTTAGGAGTCTCTTTCTCGTTAGCTTCCTGAGGCATTGCTGCGCCAAGATTAACTAACATAGGTGCTGCGTGTTTTATTTTATCCATTGTATGCAATGTCTGAATCTATGGTTAGGTTAGGCTCTGTAAATCGGGGAGTAGTTATATCTTCTACTATTAAATAACCCATCTGTATTACTCCCTCTACTACAGCATCTGCAGGATCTAAGTTAGTATTGCTATTCTGCCCGTAAATAATATAACTAAACCTTGCTGGGTAGTTAATTAGTAGGCTTGCTGATAGTGGTACATTTGCATTAGTGCCTATCTCTATGGTAGTGTACCTATCATTCTGAGCTATCTGAGTAGGGATAGCGTAAAGCTTCTCAAGTGTCTGCTCGTTAGTTAGTTCAAGCAGGTAATCAGTATAGGTGTTAGCAAGCAAAAGCTCCCCTTCCTTAAGACTAAGGTAGAGGAGCTGTGCTGCTGTATTTTTTAGTAAGTATATCATGCTTTAAATATAGCACAATTTTACTTACAATGAAGCTGGTACTACAGTAACTGTAGCGAAATCTTGAAATGGAGTATCTCCTGCATCCTGATCTAACAAGTATGCTTTATCTTTCTCCTCACCAGTGAAGGTAATTGTGTATCCTGACATATCTCCCTTGGCTGTGCCACTTGCTGTAGTAAAGGCAGTAACCTCTACTCCATCTTTGTAGCCACACATCCAAATATTGTCGTTGTTATCCTGTACGAATAATACGTTACGACCTTTAGAAATGTTTTGAAGCTCAAATGAACGTGCAGCAGTCATGCCATGAAACATAGCTACAATAGTTTGTGTGTAATAAACAGTGCCATTCTCGATGCTGATAGCAGCCTCTTCTGTGAATGATCCTGTATGCTTAGGTAGCTCAAATTCGTAAACATCTCCTGTATTAAGAGCAGTAACTAAGTTACTTCCTCCGTTAATTGTAGCAGTGTTTGCAAATGTAGCGTAATCTCCTAAGTAGATGGCTTTAATGCCTCCAATCGCTTCTTTACATGCGATCAATATGCCAGCGGTAGTTAGACAGCTCATAGTTATTTTTTATTTATTAGTTAAAATATTCTTTGCAAAGAATGGGCAGCTATTAGCTAACCCACTCTTTTAACAAAGGAGTATTATTTAGTTATCAAATCCGATAACGATATCACCAAGCACAGCGTACTGAACACCAGCGCGGAAGCGCATAGCCATTCTCACGTTATCAGATGCATCAGTAAAGCTCATGTCTACTACTTTCACCTCGTTGAAATCTGATGTTAAATCAGTTCCGAAGTTTAAGTTAGCTACTGTAGCTAAGATAACTACTGAGTCAGAGATACCTGGGCATACATACACATCGTATCCGTTGAAGGTCAATGGGAATGTAGCAGTACCTTGGAAAGTCTGAAGGTAACCTGCAGTAGCCAAAGCTTGACGGTATAACTGTGCAGTCTTACGGTTTACGTAGATCTTCAAATCAGGTGAACCTACCAATG